AGGTCAGGGTTCAGGTACTCAGCGTTACGACCACGACCACCGCCGCAATCGTTCGGCAGACGACCAAACTCATCTCGGTCTCTACCACCACGACGGCGGCAATCGTTCGGCAGATCGGGAAGTTGGTCAAGGTGACCACGACCACGACACCCGCGCTCATCAAGCAGGTGAGTAAGGTTCTGGCGGTCACCTCGACCACCGTCGCCGCTCTACTGACATCCAAGGTCAAGACTCAACTCCTGGCCGTAACGACAACCACCACCGCGGTCTTACTCAAGCAAGTAGGTAAGGCCCTCTCGGTTACGACAACCACCACGGCGGCAATGACGCGGCTAATCGGCAAGTTGCTCAGCGTCACAACCACGACAACGGCAAGCCTCGTAGCCCTCAAGATCCTCGGCGGCGTCACCAAGTTCGTAACGCTGGCTGTTACGAGTACGACCACCTCGGCCCTGATACGTCAGACAGCCAAGGTTCTCGCAGTCTCCACGACGACCGTCCCAGCCTTGCTGAGAACTATCAGTAAGTCCTTGGCGGTCACCACCGCGACCACGGTGTCTCTTGCGAGTGGTCGGCTCAAAACCGTAGTCCTAGCGGTCACCATGACCGCCCTCGCCAACCTCAATCCGCATCTCGTCACCAGCAGCGGTGGTGACCTGCTCCACCAGGATTACACGCGCAACTACTACTCAGCCATGCGACTACGCAAGGCCCACAAGGACGACGCCTTTTACGCCATCGCCGCCGCCTTCGCGGGGGGCGAAGTCACAGACGAAGAATTCCTAGCCGCGATTACCGCTCTATATGGAGACACCTAAAATGGATACGACACCCTACGAGAAGAAGGACGCCCACGCCGACGAGGTTGCAATGGCGACCCCAGCAGCGCAGGCCCACGCCGACGAGGTTGGGGTTGATGTGGCGAGCGTTGAAGGCACCGGCAAGGACGGAATCGTGACCAAGGCTGATGTCGCCGAAGCCGCCGCATCCGCACCTCCCGAGGATCTCAACGACTGCGGCCACCCAGGCCCTAGCTTCTACGCCGCGAGCGGCAACGAGACCGTCAGACATTGCGGCAAGTGCGCCGGGATGACGGGCTACTAAATCAAATGGAACACAAACAGTTCGCGGTTGAGATCAAGTCCATAGACGAGGCCGGCGTCGTCAAGGCTTTTCTCGCCACCTATCGCAGTTCGCCGGACTCACAGGGCGACATCATCGAGCCGGGCGCGTTCACCAAGAGCCTTTCCTCCCAGCCCAAGTTGCCGATGCTCTGGCAGCACGATACCAAGACACCGGCGGGACATTGGTACAAGTACGACACCTCTGACTCTCACGGGGTTCTTGCCGAAGGTCGCTTCAACCTCAAGACGAGCTGGGGCCGAGATGCCTACGGAGCAGTCTCCGAGGGTGACATCAACAAGACCTCGATTGGATACCTGACCGCCGATTCGTCCTATGACAAGAAGGGTGTCAGGCACCTCATCGAACTCGACCTCAAGGAAGGCTCCTGGGTGACTTTCCCAGCCGACGACGCAGCGGTGCTCGTCAGTGTCAAGGAGAATTCCATGCAGCAGTATGAAACGCTGGAAGCCGAGATCAAAGGCATCATCAACTTTGAGACCGAGGTAAAGGCCGGGAAGCGCAACTCAACCGCCGATCAGTCCCGCGTCCAACTCCTCCACGACATGATGCACACCAGCCACGAACACACCAAGGCGCTCGGGGCCGACTGCCTTCCTGTCAATGACGACGTGGAGGGCGACTCGCTGTCTCCGAACGTCAACGAGGACTACGAGCAGATGCCGAAGTCCAATCTCATCCCCATCAGCGCGAAGCAACTGGCCGAGGCGGTTGCCAAAGCCATCATCGGCGGCAACCCCCAATCCACCACGGTCAAGGAGTAAGAAATGGCAGTTACAACCACGGTAGCCCAGAACTACAACGCGAAAAGGGCGACGGTCACTGTGACCTGTGCAGCAGCCGACACCATCACCCCCGACCTCAACGTAGGGGATGTCTGGGTGATCAACATGCCGGCAGGCAACGTCACCATCGCCAATCCCCTCAACGCCACCCTTGGCAACGTCCTGACGCTAAAGATCGTTCAGGACGGTGTGGGTTCACGAACCATCACCTGGGGCGCGAACATCAAAAAGAACCTCACCCTGTCGGTGGGAGCGGCAGCCGTGGACGACGTGAAGTTCACCTATGACGGAACCAACTTCAACCAGACCGGCTCGACTCTCAACGTCGTCTAGTCCGACCTCGCCGCTCGGCTAACGCCTTGTAGCGGCCCCCTCTGCGTATCCAACGACCCAGCAGCGCCATCACCACGCGTCCCTGAACTTCGCGCAGCCAAGTCGTTACCACCATCGAAGCCCTTTAAGGAGGCACATCCCCCAATGGCAGATCCCATTGAGGCGGCTGTCGCTACCACCCCCGAAGGCATGACGCCCGAGAGCGTTGCCGAGATTGTCACCAAGGCAGTCGCGGCGGCTCTTGAGCAGAAAGCCCTTGAGGATCAGCGCAGCTTCCCCAACATCCTCACGGAACCACTCGGAGAGAAGAAGTTCAGGCTCTCCAACGTCATCGCTGCCCAGGTCGCAGGGAACACCCCCGAGACATGGCGCATGTACGCCAAGCACGAGATGGCAGCCATCGAGCGCAGCAACAAGTACGCGATGCAGACCAAGGCGGCGCTTGGCGAGGGTACGGTCGGTACCACCTCGCTGATGACCGGGGCCGGCGTTCTCGTTCCCATCGAGTACTCCACCGACCTCATCGCCCTCGTTCGTGCGAAGACCGTCGTTCGCAAGCTCGGCGCCAAGACCTATCAGGCCTCAAGTGAGACAGGCTGGATTCCCCGGCAGTCAGGAGCCGGGACCGGCTACTGGCTCGGTGAGAACTCCTCAATCACTGAGTCTGAGCCGACCTTCGATCAGATCCAGTACATCATCCGCAAGCTCGCCGCGTTCTCTGTGGCTGGCAACGAAGTGATCTTCGACAGCAACCCCGACGCGGAGCAGGTCATCCTGGCCGACCTCGCGGAAGTTCTCGCCCTCGCCGAGGATGTCGCTTACATCAGCGGTTCGGGTTCCGGTGCCACCCCGAAGGGCATCGTCAACGTCGCTGGCATCTCGACCAACTCGCTCGGGACCAACGGCGCTTCGCCGACCTTCGACAACTTCGCGGACCAGATCTACAACCTCCAGTCGAACAACTTCGACTGCACCGGGTTCGCTTTCCACCCCCGGCTGACTCAGTCCCTCCGCAAGGCGAAGGACAGCCAGAACCGTTACCTGTGGGAGCCAGGGGTTCCGTCCATGAATGTCCCCGCGACCATTCAGGGCATCCCCTACGCAACCACGACCCAGATCGGCATCACCGACACCCAGGGCTCGGCCACGACCGCTACCAAGGTCTACGCCGGTCAGTGGGATCAGGCGATCATCTTCGAGCGCGGCGGCGTGCAGCTCATGGCCTCCAACGTGGCCGGCGCTGCCTTTCAGACAGATCAGACATTTGTAAGAGCTATTATCCGACGCGATTTTCAGCTCAGACATCCACTCGCCTTTAGCACCATGACCGGAGTCCTCGCCTAACTCGCAGTCGAGCCTCTCAGGGAGGGCTGGCAACTCGTCAGCCCTCCTCTCTTATCCACCAATCACAAGGAGTCGTTATGGCTTTCCCGTTCGCTCCAGCAAACCAGACCGCTACCGCTGCGGCGGGAGTCATGACCCTCACCATCCCAGCCACGGTAGGTCAGGACTCGTACTGCACAGGCTTTGTCATCACCGGACTCGGCGCGACCGCTGCGAGCGGCGTGACGGCCACGCTTTCGGGCACCAGCGCAACTGCACTCAACTTCGTGGTTGCGGTCCCTGTGGGCGTCACGACGGGCATTACGCCCCTCATGGTCGTATTCGGTGAGCCTCTCCAGTCCACGTCCCAGAACACGGCCATCGTGCTTACCGTGCCGAGCTTCGGGGCTGGCAACACCCTCGCCGCCGCGACCCTCCTGGGTTACAACGAGGCTTAATTGGCTACCCTCAAGACGGTCACTGGAGCCTTGACGGGCTTTGACGGTTCACAGAAAAAGACGGGGAGCGTACTCATCAAGCCGTCCCAGGCATGCACCATCCCTGGAACTCAGGAACTGCTGCCAGTGGTCATCAAGGGCACAGTAAGCGCCATCGACGGCACTTGGACCGCCCAGCTCTACTCCAACGCCGACTTAACACCAACCGGAACCTATTACACGGTGGTCGAGATGTCGCCCGACGGTGGGTATCAGACGCTCACCATCTCCGTCCCCCAGACAGCGGGACCGTTCGTGGTTTCAAACATCACAACCTCAACCCCGACCGCATCCCCGACGCCCAACCACGTATCAACACTCCAGGTAGACGCGCTCGGCCTCGGCGTTGCCCACTCAAGCGCTACAGGGCTGCTGTCGTCGTCGCTCATCGTTGATGCGGACGTTACGGCGGTCGGCGCGGCCAAGCTGACCGGGACCACGCTGCCGGCGAATATCGTGTCCTCGTCGCTCCCCGAATCAGCAATCGTCAACCTCACAACTGACCTCGCGGCCAAGGCCACCGACTCCCTGACGGCTCACTTGGCAGGCACAGAGACGATCACCGGGGTTAAGACGTTCACCGCTCAGACCGTGTTCCAGGCCTATCAACAGCTCCAGACAGGTGACGGCTCGCTTAATAGTGCTCCGTCCCAATACTTCTACGGGAGCAACGGCGCTTGGCAAGCCCCCGCGATAGATCAGGCCGCGCCGATCCCCTACCGCGACATTGCCTTCGCTCGATACCAAAGCAATCGCACGGTGACCGACGCGGTTACGACGGCTACCAGCGCGACCTTAACCTCTGCCACGGCCGCCTTCACGGGCGCAGACGTTGGACGCACGGTGCGCGCTCAAGGTATCCCCGTCCTGACCACGATCTCTAGCGTGACTAACGCCACCACGGCCGTCATGTCTAAGGTGGCCGTTTACTCAGGCGGCGGCAAATATCTCCAGATTGCTGCCACCGGGGACACGGTCGAGGACGTGTTCTATATCACGGACCGCGGGGCGCAAAATGCCAGCTTCTCAATAGGCGGAAGTGCCACTACCGGCACCTATCGACTGCAAATAGCCGGTCCCCAGGCCGCAAATCCCGAGGCAACGATGGGCGGGATGCAGGTCCTAATGATCGCAGGCAACACTTCGGATGTCCTTAATGCACAGCAAGCGGGGAACACCCTGATATCCGTCAACTATCTAGGTCGTATTCAGGCTGGGACCGCGCTCGTTACAGGCGGCGGATTGGCCGGCGGCAACAACGGCGTACAGCTTCAATTAGGCTACGGCCCCTATGCATCGCTTTATCAACAGTGGGTTACGACCTCCCATGCCGCCGCCACCGGCGTCGGGAACAACATCAAATTCTGGACGGGCGACGGAACAGCGAATGGCGTCTTTCCTACCAACGCCGTTCTCGGCCTGACCATCTCAAACGGAAAGGCAACCGTCCCGGCGAGCATCCTAGCGTCCGCCGGTCTGAACGCACCGCACGGCGTGGCCCCGACAACTCTCGTTGATGGGGACATATGGACAACTACCGCCGGGATGTTCGTCCGCGTCAACGGCGTCACCAAGACTGTGACCCTGACTTAGATGAACGGCCTCCTCAAAGTGATCGACATGCTCGGGTTGATCATCACGCAGTTGGAGCAGCAGATCCAGCAACTGCAGGCAGAGATCGCAGCCCTCAAGAATCCAAAGGACTAACCCGATGGCGATCCAGAGTTACGCAACGCCCGACGACCTAGCGCTATACCTGCGCGACGTGGGTGTTGCTGGGAATACAACGATCTGGACTGCGGTGCTGGATCGCGCCTCAAGGTTCATTGACGATCAGACGGGCTGGTTTTTCTATCAGCTCGCCTCCGCGACCTACCTCGTTGATGGATCAGACACCGACGTGATCATTCCGAACATCCCCATCGTGTCCGTATCGCTGTTGGAGAGCCAGTACTACACGGGGGCCACATGGAACACCATCGGCGCAGGGCAGTATTTCTTGTATCCCAGCTTGCCCTCGCAAGGCTGGCCCTATACGTATCTACGACTGACGGACGTCCCGACGACCGGCCAGTCAACGAAGTTCTGGAGGGGGAAACAGAACGTCCGTATTACTGCTGTTGCTGGGTTTCCCGCCGTCCCTTCAGCCATCACCCACCTGACGCTGAAACTGGCGGCAAGGATCTGGAGGGCGCGAGACACTGGGTTCGCCGGCGTAGTCGGATCTGTTGATACCGGAATTCTGACAGTTAAGGATCTCGACTCAACCGACCGATACACGCTTTCCACCTATACCCGCCCGAGCCTATAAATGGACCAATTCCGAATACGCGGGCTTGATGGGTTAAGGGCTGGGTTTGCCAATGCACCCACGACCTTGATGGAGGCGAACACGCAGGCCATCACGCGCTCAGTATTCATTGTCGAAGCGGCTGCTAAATCTCGGACGCCCGTGGTCACCTCCCGCCTCAAGGGGTCAATCACCCACGAGGTTAAGGATGGCGTCGGGCGCGTAGGAACCAACGTGGTCTATGCCCGAATGATCGAGTTCGGCGCGCCGGCAGGCTTTCCCATCAACTATGCACGGGGGCGCGCGCTCAAGAACGGCAACCATACAAAGCCCTACGTCGCCCACCTGCGCCATAAGCGCGAAGGCCGACTGTACATGACGCGCGGTCTAGTCGCATCGATGCCAGAGATAACGGCGGCGTTCAAGACGGCTTACGTCAAGTTCCTCAGCCATCTCAAGGGCGGATAACCAATGGCTGACTTTCAAACCATCCTTGATCAGGTCGCTCGCGTGGTTGGCGGCACAGCACCCGACCCCACCAACCGCCCGCGCTGGTTCAGTGGCGCTCAGACAGCCGACAGCACCGGAGTTACCGGCCTCCTAGGTTGCTACTCCGCACCGCCAGAGACTATCCAGGACGTTCCCACAGGTCTCGTAATGCCGCTTTCATTTACCGTCCCGAACTCGATACTCACGCAGGGCGAGGAATACAACGAAGACCTCATCCGACTGGTACTGTTCGTCGCTCGCAACGACCCTCAGACCCAGTGGGCAACGCTCGCCCCCTATAGGGACACTGTAGCCGCTGCCTTTCGTTCCCACCTCCAGTTATTCGCATCCCTGAATGTGCTCGACGCCTCATTGGTGAATGGCAAGTCGGGCATCCTCGATTGGGGCGGCGTGCCCTATCTCGTCTGGGATATGACCATTCGCGTCCGCCGCATGTTTACGCCCACCTATACCGCCTAACCAAAGGAGTCTAACTTGCGTTACAAGTACGTCGGCGACACGCCGAAAACATACGAGCATGTCGCCCTCGTCCCTGGCGAGGAGTTCGACTATCCCGAGGTACTAGAGAGTGCTGAATTCGACCTCGTAGAGGGCAAGAAGGCCCAATCCCCATCCACCCAATCAACCAACCCCGAGGAGGCCGCGTAAATGCCCGTTCCTACATGGAGACTATTTGCCGGCCTTGCGAAGGAGACGACCTGGGGTACGGCTGTCGCGGCCACCACCTTCTACCCAGTCAAGTCCCCAAAGTTCGCGGTCAAATACACCACCATCAATGATGATGGCTTCCGCTCCAACGCCTCCCAGACACAGGGCTACTTTCAAGGCACTGGGTACACCGAAGTCAGCACTGGCGACATGAACTACTACCCCGACGATTCGGGACACCTCCTCATGTCGCTATTTGGTGCCGATGCCATCACCGGTGCCGGTCCCTACACCCACGCACTCACGCTACTCAATACCGCACTGCCGCCGAGCTACACCTTCGTGAAGTTCGACGCTGCACTCGCCACCGCTCGGTCAGTCGCTGGAGCGTATGTCGAAGAAGTGCAGTTGAAGTACGCCAACCCAGGCAGGTTCACCATCGCCGCCAAGGCGCGCGGAAAGATCGAAACAAACGTCACATCCCCCGCCAACACCTATTCAACTGCGGCGATCCTCATGCCGTGGCAGGGTGCTCTCACCCTCGGCGGTGGAGCGAACGCCAAACTCGTTAACCTCGACGTGGTCATCAAGCGCCCGGTCGAATTGATCTTCGGTATGAATAACACACAGGATGCCACCGCCGGCAACGTTGGCCCTCTCTCTGTGACTGGGAAAATGACGTTTGTCCCTACGGACTTTACGGAGATGAACTACTACCTCAACAACACACAGCCGGTGGCATCAATCATATTCACCTCGGGAACCAATACGCTGACCCTCCAGATGTCCAAGGTGGCATTTCAGGACCCCACCGAACTAGATCACGGCTCCCCGTACCTGAAGGTCGTAGCGAGCTTCGAGGCGGTCGCCAATGCCACGGATGCCGGGACCGGAAACAGTCCGGCGAAGTTAACCCTCGTCAGCGGAAAAGCCGTCGCTTACTAGGACTCGCGTCCGTCAATTAGGAGGAGAGAGATATGGGCTACCTACGCCCTGACGATATCGATACGGTCAATCTGCCCACGGCTGGCTATTGGGCCAAGATGCGAACGCGAGTAAAGGGCCACGACCATTCATTGTCCCTCACGACGGCCATCGAAGAAGTACCCGAAGGTGATGCTCGACGCTGGGTGATACAGAACGAGGTATTGGCCGCATGTCTCATCACAGAGTGGAATCTCACCGACGAAGATGATCGGGTGCTTCCGATCAACCGCGAAAACCTCGGGAAGCTCGACCACTCGGACTATGAGTCCCTACTCATGGAGGCCAACAAGCGTCGTGGCGCGAGGCCCGAAGTAAAGGAAATCCCTTTCGTGAAGCCGTCGCGTCCGCGCTCCAAGGCTTCGAGGTAGACGTACCACCGATCCTTTCGGATGTCTGGTGGTCAGAGGCTTTGAATCTCTCGCTCATTGAGTGGCGATCACTCGACTGGAGCGACCAGGAAGATCTAAAAGTAATTCACCGTTACCGATCAGAACTGAGGGAGCCAAATGGCGGATCAGACAGCCAGTCTTGAGGTAATCATCACCTCGGAGATGGCACAGGTCAGAGCAGATGTCTCGGACCTCGCAGGCAAGATTGAGAAGCTAGACACGTCCCAAGTCAAGGGCGCGGCGGCTGCATCTCATCATGCCAACGAAATCAATCAGTTCGCCCGGTCGGCAGAGCAGGGTGCCAAGCAGGTTGAGAACCTCGCAAAGCATATTGAATTCCTCGGTACGGGCTTTCGCCAAGCACGGGGCATCTTCCTTGGCGGCGCGTTCACCTTTGGCTTCGAACAACTGATCGCGGGGGCGGCCAAGTTCGATCTCGAAGCAGAGAAGATGGCGCGCATCATGAATGGCAATGCCGAGGCCGGCTCGGCTTGGGTTGCGATGGCGAAGATCGCCGGCGTGGAAGCTCAGCGGATGGAGATGAGTTTTGCTCACCTCTCCCATATCATAGAACTCAATAACGGCACCTTAGGGCGCCTGGGAATTGCCAGCCAGACGGCAACGGGTCAGGTACTCCCGCTCTCTGAAGTTATCAACAACACGGCGGACTGGTTTCAGAAGAATGCCGGGGCCTCCAACGAGGCGGGCGTGGCAATGGAGTTGTTTGGTAGATCAGGACAGGCTCTATTGCCAATCCTGGAACAGGGACGCGCCGGGATCGCCAAAAACACGGCGGAACTTAAAAACCTCGGCTTCGTCATGGATCAGGAGACACTGCAACGCAATGCCGCATTCGCCCGATCCCTGGAAGAGGCCAAACTTGCGGCAGAGGGTTTGTTCCTGAAGCTCGGTAACGCCCTCCTCCCCGGTATCGCCGCGCTCGGCCAGGCCATCGCCAACAACATCCCGCTTGTGGATGCCTGGATCGCTGCCATCAACCGGGCGATCTCCTATGTCGTCGGATTTATCGAGGGCATGACCGGGCAGACATTAGCTGTAAGTGATGCCGCCACCGGGCTGGCCTTGCTCACAGAGAATCAAGGCAGTTACGGTGACGCCACCGATCTCGCCCAGCACGCAACCAAACGCAACACTGACGCCATCGACGATCAGATCCAAACCCTCAAGGATCAGAAATCAGCGATGGAGGGCGTACTCGATGTCCAGATCGCCCAGCTAAAAGCGCAGGCTCAACAGGAAGCGTTCACAGACAAGGTTAAGAGCCTCCAGCAGCGCAAGGCAGATGACGAAAAGCGCATAGCCAACGATTCGGTCAAGTACCAGCAAGACCTTCTCTCGGGCAACCTCTCCAACCTACAGTCGGTCCTCGATGACGCCCAGAAAGCGAAAGAGGATGAGTCCAAAGTTGACGTGGAGCTCAGCAAGGCCACCACGGACAACAAGCGCAACCTTGAGATCAAGGCGCTTGAGGATCAGAAGAAAGAACGCGCCAAGGACTTTGACGAGCAGATCAAAGAGCTGGAGCGCATGAAACAGGAGATGACCAAAGCCGCTCAGGACGGCGCGGCGGGTATTGGGCAGGCGTTCGGAACCCTCCCCGCGATGGCAGGCGGGGCCGGTGCCAAGATGGGCGACGCGATCAAGTTTGCCGTGGACAGTTCAACTGAGGGCATGGGAAAGAAGATGGGCGAGAAGTTCGAGGCTTCATTGCGATCCCACGATTTCTCCGCTGTCGCTCGGACCATCGGTGAGACCATCGGCCAAGGTATCGCGGCGGGGATTGGTCAAGAAGCAGACAAGAAACTCA